CAGGACTAAACTTAGTTCTATAATGCAAACTAGATACATTAGTAGCTTCATATCTTTCAGTTGAATCTATCCTTGCACACGACCTAAGTACTGCAGTACTATCATGCTCTCTCGTAACATGAAAGACTCTACCTGATTGAGCTACCCCACTACCAGTATCTGCAGATGTTGTACTAAATTTATTTATCTCTTGAGGCTTTAACTCAATAATCCTATTAACTACTTCTACAACTCCATCCTTTAAATACTGAGTAAGATCAGTAGTACTAGGATTAGTACTAAAAGTTAAATCTGTTAAAGCCGCGACTTGATCTTCTAAATCCATCTATTCCTTTACTTTAATAAAGCCCACCCCCTCCTACGGGGAGAGAATATCCCTGAGGAAGGGGCAGACCCATTTTTTATTTATTAGCTAGCCATTCTAACCTACAGTAGCCAGATCATTATCATCAGCACCACGTCCGTGAGCATACCATTTGCTCCCATCAGTAAATATTGAAATATAACAACCAGCCTCAGCATTAGAAGCATTAAAAAGAACTACATCAGCTGCACCAGCGATTGATGCACCTGCAGCTTGTTCTAAAAATACTATCTTATCTGAATCACCAGTAGTAGCTCCACCGACAGCACTTCCATATGCTATAATATTAAAAGCATTGGAAGAAGAAGTTCTCATAACAAACTTCGCATGCCATCCAGCTATACTAGTAGACAATTGAGGTAAGTTAATATCAACATCTGCACTGCTATTCTGGTCACACATAAATACCTTTCCAGAATCACCAGGAGTTAACTGCTTTCCTGTAGTATCTATCGATTCTATGAAAGTATAGTTATATGAAGAATAACTACCTATCTTTGCATTAGCCATTATCTACCTCCTTTACAAGTTGAGGTCAATCATGCAGTATTCACTATCTACAACTACACTAGCCATAACTGTACCTATTTCTTGTACTAGATCATCACCATTGTCAGCCATTACTGCACCAGCAGTTGTAGTATCGTTTCTAACAGCATTATGCCCTAATACTAATGTACTGGCAGCTAATACAGCTTTAGGTCCTTTAGTTTGTATCCAACCATAGTAATCATCAGTCATATCAATAACAGTTACGCCAACTACAGCACCTGTTTCAGCAACAGGAGCAACTATAACATCTTTATAAGGATTTTCCATTAAAGATGCTTGAGATGTTCCAGATGCTACTAAAGCAGTTGAAACCTTACCCTGTATTGTTATTTCACAAGAAGGGTCAGTACCATGAACGTGAGCTGGATGAAAGAGAACCTTCCAAGATTGTCCCTGACCAGTTCCATCATTTATATACAAGTAACCTTCTTGATATTGATTCGCAACAAGATTAGTACCAACTGTTTCTATAGATACTACAGTAGTATCAGTAGTAGTTATAGCATAAGCATCTGTCATACTCATTTGACTATGATCGGCTACTAGAATTGGTTGCTGTACACATAAACCAGCAGTAATTGCACCATCTACTTGAGCATATCTAAATACTCTATCACCCCAGCTCAATATACTTCCTAAAGGAAATAATTGAGTTGCGGATTCAGTATAAGGATCAGCATCAGCAAAATTGTAACCATTCCCTGATGCAACAGCGCCATTATATATATTATAAGGAGGCTGCACAATTCCACCTACAGGAGCTATACCAGTACTATCCTGAGATGGTATACCACCACTTACTACAAGTTTGCCACTACCTTCTATCTTATTATCGAACTTATTTTGTCCATACATTGGATTTGCCATAATTAACCTCCTTATGTCCAGATAGCATGGCATTCAGGCATACTGAATTCCATACCAGCTTCGGTTAAGATTAAGTCAACTCTACGGTCAATACCACTGTTTTCAAGCGTTTGCACACCTACATAAACAGAAGTATCTCTGTTAACACCGTTGCCTACTAGTGGGCGATATGAACAATATTTCATATTAAGTCCTAGCATTTTAATATGAGTACCATCTAGGTGAATATTTCTTGCTACATTCATGTCACCATAAGGTGTTGAGAATGTAGTAATATCTACTCCTAAGATCTTTTTCTTTCCTGTCATAGCAAAGTCAGCTCTAAAATTAGATGATATTTCAAGATTATTCTTAAAGTATCCACCTAATTTATGCAACCAATTGTAAACAGCAGTGCTTACAAAAAATACATTAGCTGTACTATTGTTAAAACGAGGATCTAAGTAATTAGACATATCATCTAAAAAGTCATCAGCTGTTTTAGTATTTATATCTAAACTGAATTGGTTACCATAGTTAATAACATAATCTACTGCACCTTGTGTAGTATAATAATCATCACTTTGAGAACCAAACAATAATGAGTTTTCAATATCCCATTTATGTTCAACCAACTTTTCTTTCCAAACACGAGCCCACTCATTAGAATCATATTTCAATACTGTAGCTCTGGCTGTATTAGTCATTGCCATTGAAGTTTTCCATATTTGAGTACGTCCATAGTTTGTTGAGTAAGGTTGATCTTTCCATGTTTCAGGATAACCAGAACCTTCATCGTGAGCTGTACCAACAACATAACATCTTGAAGCTTCTAATCCTGCACCAGCAGATGCACCTGCAATAGATGTTGCTGTTGTAGCATCACCTACAGGAGCACTAACACCTAAAGGACCAGCGAAATAATCATCACCAGCATCTTTAACTTTAACTACTGTAGCTCTTAGGATTACTGCTTCACCAGATGTATGTGAGGTTGATAGAGTTTCATCTTGCTCTGTTACTTCAAGTACTTTAATTAAAGAATAAGAACCCATTGCACCAGCTGCACTAGCAGAGAATGGAATCTTAACTAATTGATTAGGCAAGAAGAATTTAGGCTGTGTGCCATCTTCTCCAATTGTCACGTCTGAAGCTGTATTATTATAAACTGACTGGATATTTCCAGAATTTTTATAATCTGTAGCCATTTTAACATATACTGTATTACCTGCAGTTTCATATTTATCGTATTGAGTAGTCGCAGCCGCAGACTGGTCTTCTACCCAATTCGAATTATCATTACTGAAAGCTGTAGGATACGCATATCTTTTATGCCAAGAATCACGTTTCTCAGTCCATTTAAACTGAGGATCGTCTGTAGGTTTCTTGGAGACCTTTGATACGAATCTAAAAAACGGATCTTGAGGAATAGCTAACTCTGATACTCTATCACCAAAGTTATACTTTCTACGCAGATCACCAGTACCCCCACCAGGAATACTAGGACCCGCACCAGGACCACTGCCTGCTACATCCGTTGTAGTAAGATTCGATAACTGAGCTAAATCACCATTGAATGCTGACATCAGTTACCTCCTTTTCGTTTTATGTTAAGCTCGAATAGGAGTTTTTAAATTTTTACCTACCCGAACAGTTCGTCTATATTGCCATCCGAGCCTAACAATGCATCAAATACATCATCTTCAAATGATGCAGATTTATCGTTTTGGCTATTGGCTCCACTCGCACTTGCAGGTATATCTCTGACATTTTTCATTTGGTTTAGCATATCAGCTTTAGTTGAATTAGCTACATTTTGATTAGCCTGATCTCTATTAACTAGATANTGNACATCATCTAATGTTAATATATGAGATTTAGCTCTATTAACTAATTCTCCAAAATCTTCATCTGACATATTATGTTTTTTCTTAAAATCAACTTCTTGTCTCTTTTGAGATATTTGACGTTGAGTCATTTGCGCTTTCTGTTTTTCATGACCAAGAACTTCATTAACACGTCCTTGGACCATAGTATTAATATGCGCATTAAAAACTTTAGCAGAATCTGAATCTGGGTTTTCTATAGCTTCCGACTGATCATATACAAAATCCTCGGACAAACCAAGTTTTTCTTGTACACTCTTAGCGGGAGCTCCACCGCCTTCAAAATAGTCACGTACATGCTGTACGAGTCCACTATCTTCTTTCATTGCATTAAGCACGGGGACGAAAGGTTTTAGATCTTTTAGCTCACTATTCATTGCTTGAGCACCTCTTTGAGAATCTTTATACCTTTTTTCCCAATCCACATTACTATTGGAGCCTTCCGATGACTTAGCGTGGGTTACCTGTTCGGGGCCACTATTAGTCGGAGGGGTTACCTCAGTGGTATCGAATGGATCTTGTATGCTTCCATTCACAGCATTTTCCATTTCATCAAAAAAATTACTACCAGAGCTAGATTCTTCTAGGTTACCAGCAGTTTGTTCATTATCAGTCATGTTTCTCTCCTTTTATAAGTTTTATAATATAATATAAAATTTACTTTTGTGTCAAGGTTTCTTTTTGTTGAGCCTTAGCTTCTCTCTCTGCATCCTTAATGGCCATTCCAGCAGCTTGATTTTGTGCAGCTACATTATTCTTTAACTGGCCTTCAATTATATTCATCGATGCAGCGCCTTTAACTACTTCAGATTCAAGATCTCCTTTTACTTCCTCTTTCTTTTTATTAATCTCTACAGAAGCTTGCATTACTTTATTTTTAATACCAGCTTGGACTAATTGTCTTTCTAAGGTTTCAATAGTGCCGTCTTTATCCTTATTAGCTTCAGACAATTGCTCTACTTGACCGCTTAATTGTGCATATAATGATTTTCTCTGTGCAATTTTTTCTTTATTTCTAATATCAGTTTCAGCTAACAATGCTATATCATCTATAACACCTAACTGCATTAATTGTTTTAGTTCATCTAAATATGCCCATCTATTAACTGGTAATGTAGAGCCAGCAATAATACGAACATCAAATTTAGCTACGTTATAATCTTTAAATTTACCAATTACCTGACCATAATCATTATACATAGGAACATTAAACTCTACTTCTCTCTGCTCNTGTAATGCACTAGGTTGTACAATTCTAAATACTTTATGTGCAGTATATANAGCTTGCGAAAATTGCATGACTACTTCACCTACTTGCATTAATGCAGTCTCAATAGAATTCTTCATCCATTGTTTAACTCTTCTAGTTCCATATTCATCCATAGCCAACATACCACGATACGTTTCATGCTGCGAACTAACATCGCCTTGCATAGCTCCATATATACCAGCTAAATATTCCATATCATGCTTACCTTCTTGTACTATACTAAAGAATGCATTTGATAATGGTGCTGGTTGAACTGGTGTTGGAGGGGTAGCTCCTGGTCTTACAGGAAGTAAAGCTCCTGGTGAACTTGCATATTGTTCCCAATAATCAGTATCAACAGAACCTTCTTCATGCATCCATCTTAATGATGATCCTAATGAAGCATTATGAACTAATAATTGATGAGCTTTATTTAATTCCATTTGTTTCCCTATTAATGGAGATACTGCTGATATAGGGAACGGAGTTCCTGTCCATTTAAAATGAAATGGTATAATAGGATATTCAGAAACTTTATCTGGTAATACTTTTTCATATAAAATCTTATCACCAATAACACACGTTAATTGTATTCTATTACCATAAAATTTAACGCTATCAATTAATGACTTTTTGAACTCATCACTCTTCATCATTATTTTAAATTCTTTTTCGGTAACAACAACATTCTCTATTTTAGACATTTGAGCTTGAAGTTCGCTCATATGTTGTTGCTCGGCAGCCTGTAGTTGCTGAGCTTGCATTTGTTGGGCTTTCTCCATTTCCAACTTAAATCTTTCTGGTAACATCTCTCCTTTTTGAACAGCTTCTTGCATAGCAGTCTGTTGTTCAAGTAACTCAACATCCATCTCCTTTTTCATTTCTAACATCTTAACTCTAACTTGTTCCTGTATTTGTTTTAACATATCCTTGCTTGGAGGTATTCTATAAAATACATTCATATATGGAACTTTAATTTTCTCATAAAATTCATAAAATTCTATTATCTCATCATGGTCCCCAGTATCTTGATCTATTGCCTCAGTTTCCCTAACATCTTTATAATGGAAATCTTTTTTAAGTGGTCCACCAGACTTTTCTGAAAAGTAATCTTCTCCTTGTCTTTGACCAGCAGCATTTTTAATCTTCCTAGCAAATTGTGGATACAATTTTATTAAATGTTGTTTTGGTAATAATTTCCTAATCAAGATATAAGAAGCATCTCTAAACATTATATCTCTAGATTTAGGATCAACAAATACATCAAATGGATCTGGCTGCTCTATTTTAACTTCTCCCATTCCATTATCTGCATCCTGATCAACAGTCACCATAAGATATCCAATTGATTTAGTAATTGCATCATTTACTGCATTAGCATATCTACATGGACCATCTGATTGATGCCATATATAGTCTGCTAAATCAGAAAATACTGCAGCTACATCTACATCAGATCCTTCAGCTCCAACTGCTTGCCATCTTGGGCTTTGCGCTGTGGCATAAAAGTTCAACATTTCTACAACAGGCATTATTCGATTAATTGTGAACGTAGGCATCCCTTGAGATTCTAATGATATTCTCTCTTCTTCCGTTAACTGATTGTCATTAGAAAAATCATAACCTTTTTGATTTATATATTCCCACTGAGCTCTACTATGAGTCTTAGTTTTATTATATATATCTTTTATTCTTTCTGCTTTCTTATCTCTCTTAGGCATTATTCTTCCTCTTCTTTAGGTTTCTCTTCCTCTTTTTCAGGAACAGTTAAATCTTT